GCTAGATCAGTAATACCTGTGATTGTACCGCCAGTGATGTTAGCAGATGCGTTATCGGTTTTGGTGGCGATTGCGGTAGCGACGTTGTTAAATTCAGTATCAATCTCTGAACCACGGACTACCTTATTGGCATTACCGCTTGGTAAGGAATCCTTAGCGGTAAAATTGGTTACTTTGGTATAGTTAGACATTTTTACTCCGTTTAGTACCAGATGGGAATGTAACCACCAGCATCAGTAGACCACGCTTTGGTCAGCGTTGCATCTTCATACACATTAATGTAATCAATGCCAGCTTTTTTACCTGTTGTACTAACTAAGACATCTGCAAGCATACCAGTAGAATAGGTATTCTTTTGTGCAGGCTCTGAGCCTAATTTCTTTACAGGGATGTAGTCTACCCAAGCCTTAAGACCAGTAGTGCTACCAAGTTTGTTAATAACCCACTTGGTAGTTCCGTTGGTAGTAGCGTAGGTGGTAGGGAAGCAACGAGGTATCATAATTTCCTCTTTTCTAGTTTTCTATAGCAACCTCAACGAAGATGCTATAGAAAAGCCTCCGAAGAGGCAAAACCGATTGGTTTTAGAATCCTGGGCGAGCAACTACTAAACGAAGCGATGTTTCACCAAGATTTACAGTGGAGCCAGTTGTGTTTTGGAAAACTAGAGTAACCGTGTTAGCAGCAGATACATAAGCAGTAGCCTGAATACCCGCAAGACTTACACCGAGAGCAAATCCAATAACAACATCACCAAGAGCAACACCGGGAACAGCAACAGTATCAGTGTCACTAGCCCCAGTAAGCAAACTATCAACGTCAATCGTAGCACGAACTTCCCACATCTCATTGAAGATGCCGTGGAACTGTTCTCTGCCCCGATTCGTTGTTACAGCGGTAGCGTTAGCCATTTATAATCTCCTTATTGGTTAGAATGGGGCCAGCCTTGTGAGCCAGCCCCGCTTGTTATCCCTGATTAGGCAGGAACAGCAATACCAACAGCAGATGTGTCACGCAGTTCGCCAACACCGTAGAGCGTATCTGCGGTGAGCAGCGTTGCGAGGTACTCTTGCTTGTACTGAGTCTGAACACGGATGCCCAACTGCTCAATCAGAACACCGTACTCAGGATGGAACATAACAGCGATACGAGCGCCACCAGTTGCAGTGGGGCAGTTGGTCGAAACATAGACCTTAACGCCGTATACGTCACCAATCTGACCGTTGCGGATGGAGTCGCCGTTACCAACGAAAGCCTGCTCAGTGAAACGAGCAAGACCAAGCATTGTGTTACGAGCAACAGGCGGGATCACGAGTGAACGTCCGTCCATCGGAACATCGTTGTCGTCCAGAGTCTGGATAATCTTACGGATACCAGCATCAGTGATGGCGGTAGCGTTTGAAGAGCCAGAGGTGTAGTTCGTAGAACCGTCACCACCGATAACAGCCTTGTCCCAAGTTGCGTTACCAGCACCGGCTTGAGCCTTGCTGAAGTTGTTCAGCAGGTCAGTGTCGATCTGGGTTGCAAGGGCGTAGCCAGAGTCATCCGTGTAGAAACGACGGAGCGAAGACAGCGACTGAACCTCTGCCAAGTCCTCGATCAAGCGGCTGTACTCATAGTGCTTGTCGATGTTGACAGTGATTCCGTTACCAGTCATCTGCTGCATCGTAACTGCCGACTCAACAGTCTTAGCCGAAGCTGCACCACGACCAGGAGCAGGGAACGTGACAGAGTCACCTTTCTTGCCCTTGAAGTTCATCTTCTTGATGAGGTTAGCTACAACGAGGTTTTTCTTGTAAGCAGCAATGATCTCGTCTTGCCAAATTTGTGGTACAAAACCAGCGGTGTCTGCTTCTGATTTGATGACGAAGTCACCTGAGGGATAGAATGCCATGATAAAAGTCCTTTATTAAAAGTTGTTAATTAACGGACCCGTCCTTCACGATATGCTTGCATGATTTCAGTTTGCATCATGTCGTATTTATCGGGATCCTTTTGCATGAGGTTAATAATGTCTGATCTACGAAAAATCTTCTTAGAAGGTGCTTCGTCACTGCCAGACTTTACAGTAGTTGTTGCGGCTTTGACTGCTTGGCTTCGTGCTTCCTTCTCTACTGAGGCGGTTGCTTTGGCTACTTGCTGTCGTTCTTTCCATGTTGACAGCAGTTCATCCGCAGCATCTACATCAAATTGACGGTCTGCACGAACTAACAATTCAGTCCTAACCCTAGAAGCCTGAACCCACTCTTTGAAGTTAGGGTCTGTGGCAATATCCATATAGTCAGGATGTTTTGTCTGTATATCAGTCTTAGCCTTGGCTACTTTCATCTCCAAAGACAGCATCTCTGCCTGTTTAATCTTTGGATGGTTGTCGATAGCCTTTGCTACTGCTTTGTCAGGATCAGCGAAGAAATCAGTTTCTTCTACCTTCTCCGTACTCAGCTGCTGCTTGCTTAAAGCTTGGGTCTTGATGAAATCATCGACAACCCTACGCAGTTCTCCGACTTCGCTGCCCTGTCTGCCAATTAACTTCTCGGCTTCCATGTGCATCTGAGCAATCTCTTTAGCACTTTTGCCCCGATACTTCTCAGGAATGCTATCATCGACCTGCTCTTGTGTCTGAACCTGCTGTGCAGGCTCTTGCGTTGCTACATCGGTAAATACTTCGTTAGGTTGCGTTTCAACAACGCCTTCTTCAGCAAAACTAGCCATTAGTCTCTCCGTGCCTTAACAGCATTTAGAAAAGAACACTTACAGATTTGAGGGGGTTCTCTTATCCCTCTGAAATACCAACTTTACGTTCGTACTTAATATGCGACTCTCGCCGCTTCTCCCATGCCATTGCGGCACCAGGAAAGTCCCCTGTGATTCCTTCTAGAGAGATCCTAGGGGCTGAGATGAGTCTGCTTGCGTCATTTGCACAGTGAGGGCACTGTATGACTTTTACAGAATCATCAACATACTTTTCAGTTATGTGGCCTTTGGCACACTGAAAATCAAATATTCTTCTCATTTAGTTCCTCGTAAGCACTTTCAGACAGTTCCCGTAAACCGATAACATAGTCTAGGATGTCTACTTGTCCTTTGCGGAACTCTATATTTGTAGTGTCACAGTTGCGGATATTTTCATAAGCAGTCCGCATATCTGTCAGGTCTTCGATGAGTTGTTTCCACGCCTTGGTGGACATCATCTCTAACCTATCTTCATAGTATTGCTGTAATTCTGGTAACATTGTTGTAATTCTACCACACTTTTATTATTTTGTCAAGCACTTTTTGACGGTTTTGTCAAGTTTTTTAATTTTGTCTTGCTGCAACGACCTGAAGGTTTGCAATGTCCTTCTTGGTGTTGATGTCTTTCTCTTTCAGGGCCAGATTAGCGACCTTGACACGGCGCTCGAACTCTGCCGTGGCTTGGTTGTTGTCTCCGAGGTACTTAGAGGCGCTAGCAGCGATAGAAGCCTGTAGTTCCTGTGGTTTTAACTGTGTATCGACCACCTCTGCCTGCGTCCTAGCCTGTTTTAGCTGGATGTCAGCCTGCAAGTCAGCCAATTCTAACTGGGCTTTCTGCATCTGCATCTGCATAACCTGCTGTTGAGCCTGCTGTTGCTGAGGATTTGGCTGCATCATCTTGTTTAGCTGCTGAATCATCTCTTCCCGGTTGTTCAGGCTTGAGTTTTCCACAATCGCCTTCAGAACCAGAGGCACAACTGGCGACTCAGGGCCTAAAGTCTTCAGTAGGTTCATAAACTGCATCTGCTCATACTCACGGGCAACGATGCCTAGGTTAGAAGCAGGGATAAAGTCGTAGTCCTGTGCTGGATAACGCTCTGGATCGAACTGCATGAAGCGGTAGGCAGCCTTGCTCACAAAAGGAATCAGGAACTGTTCTTGGAAATTGACCAAGGTACGCTTGTTTTTCTTGATGATTGCTGATAAGGCAGGGTTTAGGCCAGCACCGTCTGCACCAGCGGCAGGTAAGGAGGCAGAATCTACTGTGCCGGTAGCCATCAGCAGCATCTTCATAAACTCACCAGCCGTGGTAAGGTTGCCTGGATCAGTGACACCGAACTTAAAGGCCTGCAAAATCTCATTCGGGTTGCCGTTGGTTAGGATAGTCTTACCAGGACGAACCTCAAACTTGCTTCCACGAGGCAGTCTTGTGGCATCAATACCCATCATCGGCACTGTTGTCAGTGCTAGACTGTCTAAGTGGGCACGGATCTGGGCATCAATGGCTCTTTGGCAGTTATAGCCCTTCTCAGCGATGCCACGACCCCAGAAACGGTTAGGCATAGAGTCGTATTGGAAGGCTACGATGGGACGATCCTGCATCATGTAGGGCGACTGCTCTGCCTTTAGCAGGTACTGGTCGTTAGCGATAACGATAATGCCCTCAACCAAGTCGGTATACGGGGCTGCTTCGGTGCCAAACTCGTCAGTCTTGTCAGCAAATATCTTAACAATCTGCTCAGTGTCCTCAGACTCTAGCAGGAACTTCGGTATTAAGCCGTAGTAACGCAGTAACAGAACCTTGTCTTGCTGGTACTCGATAGTCTCCTGTACCGGCTCCAAGTCAGAGTCTACAGCGGTGGGGCCAAAGTTGGGTACAGTCTTATAAACACCCGACTCCATACCAGCCACAACAGAGTGCAGGGACACATATTCCTCAATTGCACAGCCTAGTGCGTCTTCGATGCTGGTAGCGTTGGGGTCAATTAAGAAGTTCTTAGGATTGATTGGCTTGAGACCAACAACAAAGCGGCTACGCTCTTCTACACCAACAGCGGTCATGCTCATTTCCACGATTGGGCGTGATGCTGGCGCTAACTCGTTCTTCTCTGCAATGGTAATCTCACCGATGCCGGTGCCATAGACTGCGCCAAGAACGATGGTATCAGATACTGCTTTGCGGACCTTTTCCTTTTTAAAGTCCTCATACATCTGATTCTTTAGCTGCTCTACATCAATGCGGTTCTTGTCAGCCAAATTGTCTGAGATGTCAAAGAACTTCTCACCACGACCAAAGACAGCCTCTTCAATCTCAGCCACTGAAGATTCAATAGCCTGCTGCAAGGCAGGGGTTACAATGCGGGAACGCTCAGACTCACGGGTGCTATCCTCTCCAGCCCACAGTCCACGCCATAGACGCTCATAGCGTTTCCATTCCTCAAGATAGTTCTCATCTCGCTGGTTACGCCAGTTCTCACAACGAGACAACACCCAGTCAGTAATCTGGGAATCTCTGCTGTTATATGTTTGATCGTCCATTATTAGTCCTCGATGGTGTTGCCGATGCTATCGGAAAAGACACTGACGTACTCTTCTTTTTCTTCTTCGGAGTCTTCTTCGTCCTCAGCCTCCATTGGAGCAAAGATGTCCTTGTCTTTAAGACCAGCCTCTTTAGCGGCAGTGATGATCGTCATCATGCAATCAGCACTAAACTTCTTTTCCATCTCTTCTTTGATGGTCTCGAATACGGCAGGGTTCTTGACTAACTTGTCCCAGTTAAGGGGCACATAGTCTTCTTTGTTGTAATACATCATGTCCATATCTAGTCCTTAATATCCAGAAACAACATCTAAGGGAACATACTCTTCTTCTTCGTAGTCACTTGTGTACTCGGCAATGGCAATCTGGTCTATGTAACTTAAGGCATCAATTAAGTCATCATGCACCTGGGCATTAGGGAAGTTCATCAGTTCATCGATGATCTCGCTATTCCAGTCACCCTTGTTAAAGGTCAACTTACCGTGCTCTAGTCTGCCCTGTAAAGACCAAGTGATTCTGTCTGTCTTTTTCTTGTTTCCGTGTGTGAGGTCTTCAATGCGGAAGTAACTGTTATACTTACGCATAAGATCAGACAGATAAGGTAGAACGGCATTCTTTAGTGCGCCTCTTTCGATGCCAACACAGACAGGCTCATAATCCCTGACCACATCAAATATCTTCTGTGCGGTCTGCTTAATGTCCCACCGTCCATACTCTACATCTGCAACCCACCAACCATCAGTCGTAATCTTAACTATCGCTATCGCTGACTGGTCTAACCTTTTCTTCTTTGCTGTGGTGGCAGCAGCTACGTTCTCAAAGCCAGCAAGGTCAACTGCGACAAAGTAGCGACCATCCTTCGGCTCTTCCTCGTCTATCTTGATCCATTCTTCTTTAAAGATTCCACCACTAGCAGCTTCAAACGAAGCCATAAACTCAGTCCTGAAAGCAAAAGAGGACATAGACTTCTTTGCAGCTTCAATCTCTTTTGGGTCAAGTAATGGGTTATCGAAGCTAGTAAAGTGCCAGCTTTTGTATTCCTTATCATCATTCTTGTCCCCATAGTTGTACAACTCATAAAAATGGTTGCGCCCCATCGGTGTACCAATAAAGAGCGCCTTGCCCTTTAAGTCTGCCAATGCAGGTCTGAGGATTTGCTCAAACACTGATGGCTTCATGTCTGCGTACTCATCGAGCACTACAAACTTTAATGAGACTCCACGCATTGTCTCTGGTCTGTCTGCGCCCTTTAGACTGATGACAGCGCCGTTGACCAGCTTAATCTGCATATTGTTCACATGGCTGGACTCGATAACGGGGTTACCTAGTTCCAACAATGTAAGCCACATAATGTCTCTGGCTTGCCCCTGCGTTGGGGCTACATACCACACATTACCTCTGTCAGCCTGCAATGCCTCAACTATGAGCATCCATGCAGCTAATCTGGACTTACCAGTTCTACGACCAGCAGCGACCACCTTAAACCGACTCTGGTCATTCCATACCTGTTGCTGCCAAGGTAATAACTTAATGTCCAGATTCATAATCTACGTCTTCTGCATCTATGGTCTGTTCAGCCTCTACCTTGGCATCGGTGACACCAGAGATGTTAATTGTGATGCCTGCTTTGCTAGCAGCGCCATGCTTTTCAAAATACGACAAAGGCAATAACCTGTCAGCACACATCTTAAGCATTGCAGCCTGATCCTTATCAGTAGGATCTAATGCCTTATTAATAATCGTCTGGATGATTGTGTCACCCTTGGTGGTAAGCAGCCTCGCATGAAATTCCCTTATGCGTGCAGCTTCGCCAGGAGGGCGACCCAACACAGCCCTCTTTTTCTTTGCTTCAATGGCAGACTTCTTCGGACGACCTGCACCTCTAGGGTTTCTCTTAGGTAACACAGAAACCTCAGTCTGTGTTGGCAAAGAAGATGCATCCGTGGAAGAAGACAC